GTTGAGGTAAATGACTGTATGCCATTAGTAAAACTAGCACGGGATGCAGTAAAATTACTTATAGGGGCTCCAATTATATTTAATGAGCCCGATATAGTAATATCATATGCTTCTGTACCTGTAAAAGCATCGGAGGATTGGGTAACGTGACCAGCTTCTATTGTGTTGCCAGTTGATATACTAGCAGAAATGAATGTTTTAGCCATTTTATAGTTCTTTATTATAAATACGTTGATTTATACTTTTAGTATTATCAGCCGGTATTTGGGTTTCGGTGGTTATTAGTATTTTAGTTTTTTCATCTATTTTCTTAGCAGCATTTATATCCCTTAGGAAGGTATCAGGTATAATATAACCATAAAGTTTTATGCTAAATGTAGTTTTTACTATACGTTCTGCTCCTAAAGGTATTTCTGTATTAGTAGCAAAACTATCTATTCTTGCTCTAAATTTAAATTTTTCAGGATCTCCCCAATACGAATCAGAAGCATAATTCATGGCTTCTATAATTTTATTATTCTGTTCTACAAAATAAGTGGATATAATTACATCATAATCTAATGTAACATAATCAGGTATAACAGTTACATAGTGTTGTTTTTGAGGAAAGTTTCTATTTAATATATCAAAATTATTATATGCGTTTTTTTTATTATAGGTTTTAGTAAAAACTTGTATGTTACCAGGGTTGTTAGCATCTATTTTTGATGTAAATCTTTCCTTAGTTAAATTAGTTCTTTTAAATAAAATTAAAGGTAACATAGGTTTATCATTACCATCTCTTAAGTATCCTAATTTATTTATTTGATTCCACCTTTCAGAATCACCATATAAAACGGGTACATCTAACCTAACGCCATTTTGTACTACTGATGGATTTATAACATCCTTCATATAAAATGTTATAGCTTCATCTATATCTTTAATACCTATAGAAAAAGGTTTTACATCACCCCCCTTAAATGATGTTTGATTTCCCCTACTTAAGTTATCATAAGTAGCGTCATTAGGATTACCCCTATTAAATCTACCTTCATCGTCCTTATAGGGAACTTGCATTCTTCTTGAAAGTTCCTTTTGTCTAGGTGGTATGGGTTTTCTAAATTCTTGTGCCATTACTGTTGATATCTTTCTTTAGTAAGACCAACTCTATCGGCTGGAACAATATTAGTTATGCATATGACAGATAAATTATTACCAAATTCTGCTAGTCCTGGGTTTAAGGGATTAGATTCATTAGGATAGTCTGGGTTTTTACCTACAAAATATTGGTTAGAATACGTATCATTAATTATATGGTAATTATCCTCATATAGAATATAATCTCCTACTTTAGCTACTACATCAGCATCCTTCATATCATCTCTTAAAAACCTAAATGTAACTTCATATTGAGTTTCTAATATCATATCGGACTCCTGGAATACCTGAGGTGTTCTTTCAATCAAACAATTGAAAAGATATGGACCTTCAAATATATAACCATCCGCTGCCTCCCCATACATATTTACTTTTGTTTCTTTAGTTCTAATGGAATAAAAAGAGGCTTGTTGAGTAATAATATTACCCATTAATTCTCTGTTTAAATTTCTAATTAGAGATACATCTCTTTGTGTTCCAAATAGTGCCATTATCCTACGTAAATTACATATGGTGATTGAGCTAATTCTACCTGTTTGAATTCTGCTTCTTGTGCTCTTCTTTCTAATAATTTTTCCCTAGAAGTTTCTTCCAGGTATGCCCTTAATCTCTCTAATAACGCTGTTTTTTCTTCAGTAGCCGCAGATATTAAATCTGATTGGTTGAGGGTTACTTCGGCATCCGGGATTGGTACTGTAGAAAATTTGCCTCTTACATATCCTAACATTTCCTTAGAAAGTGCTAATGTATACTCAAATATCCAACTTCTACCTACTGAATTTATTTGGGTATAAGTAGGATTAGTATAGGGTACATTTGAAACATTAGTTACACCCCCAAACCCATTATCTAAAGAAGCCGAATATCTATCTTGGGTTTTTATGTACTCAAAATATAATTTACCACTCTGTATAGGAATAGGAAATACTTTTAACTGATTATTAATTAATTCAAATGAATAATTAGATTTTCTAACCTGATCATTCATTTCTATACCTTGAATTTTTTGTAAATCAAATGACAGTGGCATCATTAAGAAATTAATGGCAGGAGAAAAACTTCCAAACCCAAAATTATCCATCATACTGTTAAATCCTATACCCGTTGAAGCATATGGATCAAAAAATCTAACTACTGCGGGGTCGGCATAGTAAAATATTCTTTTTATTTCTATTGAGTCATTAGTACCTAAAGATGCACTTTCTGCAGCCCAGGAATTTAAATCATAATTTTGTACGTTAGCCTGTAAGTCTAAAGTACCTTTTCTCCAAGTTACATTTCCTCCCGTTCCTGCTCCTTCACCATATTGTTCAGATAATCTAACTATGGTACCCATATTAGGGGTGATTAAAGTGTTATTAAAATTAGAACCTGTAGGGCCTCCTTCTAATGAAAGATAGTCTTGTCTAACTTTATAGGCATATATTTCATTACCATAAGTAGTTACCGCTTCCTCAAATGCGGCATAAAAATTTATATCCTGTAATTCAACCTCCACTATGGGGTATCCTAATCTCCTACTAACAAAAGTAGTTACTTTATCCGCATCTTGTTGAAATTGTAAATCGTTATCATAAAATGCAAATGGGGTATCCCCAGGGAAAAATGAGGAACTACCCGGATATATTGGGATATTAGCCATATTTTAGTTATAAATATTAAAGTTTTATTAGTCCATTTTTATGTGCGTCAGTATAAAAATCTACTAAATCCTCTACTATTGGACTTCTATGGTTAGTAGTCAATTCAACTGATGATAATCCATTTATTTGTGTACTAGCTTTATATAAAAAATTAAAACCCGAGTCCATTTTTCTTTTTAAATCTATTTGTTTTTTATCTCCACACACCATCATTTTAGAATTAAGTCCTATTCTAGTTACCACCATTTCCATTTGTGCATGGGTTACATTTTGGGCTTCATCCACTATTACCACTGAATTCATAAATGTATTTCCTCTCATAAAACTTAAGGGTACTATTTTTATAATATCATCTGCCAAACATTTTTGAATTTTATCCTTATCATATAACGCATACATATTTTCATAGATAGGTTGTAACCAGGGATCCATTTTTTCTCTTAGTGCACCTGGTAAGAAACCAATATCTTCTTTAGAAACCGTAGGTCTAGTTATTATAACCCTTTCATATCTTCTTGAAAACAAGCCATCTAAGGCTACTTGACAAGCTAAAAAAGTTTTTCCTGAGCCTGCAGACCCCGCTAGGAGTGTAAGTGTGTTACTTAATATTATTTCTTTTGCTTTTTTCTGTTCTTCGTTTAATTGTATTTTAAATTTAATAGGATTTTTTGGTCTTCTTTTTTGTGCAGTTAACGCTTCAGACATAAAAGAATTTTTAAGGGTTAAAAAATAATTACGGTTATAAATACAAAAAAAAGGGGGTGCCTTGCGGCACCCCCCCTTAAGGTTAAAAAAATACTACTATTATAGAGTATTTAGACCTGAACAGAAAATCTTACCATAAAATTCTGGTCTTACGACTTTCTTAGCATAACGAGTCAATAGACCTTTACGTGGTGTGAAGGTTTCTGGATCGTATACTAATGGAGTCATAATTAATGGAATGTATGGAGCAAATACTGCACCAGCTTCCAAGAACTGTCCACCTCTAAAGCCTAATAGGATAGTATTTTCAGTCATATACGGGTTTTTGTATACAGTGTAACGTGCATTTAAAGCACCTACTTTCTGTACACCAAACGCATAAGTAGCTTGAGATACATCACCATCATGAGTAGAAGCAAATCCTGGGATTGATTCTAAGATAGTAGCAACTGTTGGAGAACATACTAAGAAATTAGCACCTCCTCTAAGAGTTCTTTGGTGAATGGCATTACTTACCTTTTGGATTT